CGAGGATCAGATTCATCGCCGGAGGGGCAGGAAACGCCTTTCTCAACATTCACTATTATGGAACGGCAAACATACCGTAATGCCAAAGCCGGGAACAGACGAGAGTCGAGAAGATTTTGTGGATCGGTGTATTCCGATCGTTTTGGAGGATGGTGCCGCCGAGGATCGAGATCAAGCGGTGGCGATGTGCAACAGCATTTGGAAACAAGGAAAGGGCAAATCTATGTCCACTCCTCATGATATTCTTTTGCAGAATATTCGTTCTCGTGCAGAGAAGAAGTCTTCGTTCAACTATGGTTTGTTGACGGCCGATCGGTACGTCAAGACTCTGCAAGATGCTGTGGGGGAACAAGCTTGCTATCGTCACGTGCAACGGAACGATCGAGGACCTTGGACGAGCTTCGACGACGTGATGCAGAAGGCGGCAAAGACCCTCACCTATTCGACTCCTGAAATGGAAGTCAAAGAACTCAAAGCAAAACTGCCGGAAGGAATCGAAACTCCAAAAGACACGTTGATGGTTTTTCGTCACGTGTTGACGACCAGCAAAAAGGATCGGGATGGAGACATTCTTCGGACGGGTGGAGCCACCGTCGATCCCAAGATGCTTTTGCTTTGGCAGCACGTTCACACCTTGCCCATCGGAAAGATGTTGGCGGTGGCGAATCACACGAAGGACGAGTTGCAATTGTTCAGTTGCATCGTGGACATGAACGACGTTTGCCACGACGCTGCCGTGATGATCGACAACGACATGGGCCGATTCAGTCACGGTTTTCGTGCCTTGGATTTCATGGAGATCAAGGAAGGAGGAGACGGGGAAGCACCCGGTGGATACGACGTGAAGCGATTCGAGATATTGGAAGAGTCGTTGGTGAGTGTTCCCGCCAATCCCGATTCTGAAACGGAAGAAGTCTTGCTGTCGTTGGTGGAGGGTGGAAAGCTGACGAGTGGAATGATGAAGGATTGTGCGACGGTGATTCGAGACAAACGATCGTTGACCGTCCCCGTCGAGTTCGACGTGAAGGTGACGGTCAACGGCCAGGAGGTGAAAAATGCAAACGAGTCCAGAGACGAAGAGAGAGGAAAAGGAATCGAGACCGGTCCACCAAAAGAAACCGGGACGATTCCCGACGAAGAAAAAGAGAAAGGGACCGAAGACGCAAAAGTGAAGGCGGGAGAAACTGCAGTCGCCTCGGTTGGGAGACAGGCTTGGGCCGGTGACATCACCAACTCATGGGAATGGACGGAGCAGATTCTCCGACAAAAGTCCAAACGTTATTTGTTGAGCATGGGAATTCCGATCGGAGAGAACGATTGGGCGACGGTGATTGCCACCTTCCCGAAGTATGCCTTGATCGGCTTGGACAGAATGGGAACGTACACGTACTATCAAGTCGATTGGACGACGACGGACGGCATTCCCGGATTCACGGGGGAACCGAAAGAAGTGCGGATCGAAACCACGACGGAAGTCAAAAAGAAGATGAAGTTGTTGCGAGACGCCGAGAAGAAGGCACTTGCAGACGATTCCGATTCGGGTGGAGAAGAAGCTGCTCCTCCGAAGGTGGACGACGAAGAAGAGGAAGACGAAAAGAAGAAGGATTTGATCTGTCCCGACTGCGACTACAAAGGACCCGGCAAGGCCGGGAACTGTCCCGAGTGCGGGGCGAAGTTGGCTCCTCCGAAGGTGGACGACAAAATAATGGCTTTCTTTCGTCGTGTAGTCACTGTGTCTGAAAAGGACAGGAATGAAAATATTTTGAGGACCGAAAAAGTTGGGCGGGTGTTGAACAAAGCAAACGAGGCAAAGCTTCGCGACACCATCGAGGATTTGAACGAAGCAAAACAAATGGACGGAACGCCCAGAGGAGCAAAGGCTCTCATCGGAAACGGAGTTCGCAACATCGGAGAAGTGCTTTCCTCACTCGGCTTGGAAGACGGCACCGACAAACAACACGACTTGAAAGAGGCAATGGCGATCGTTCTCGCCCTGGCTGGGAGCAAGGAACTCGCAGTTTTGAAGTCTCTCTTGAGAGCCTTTGACGAAGAGAAGGAATCGGGAAAAGTTGCGAAGCAATTCGCAGATTTACGACAAGCAACAAATATTCCCAGATAGGGAGAGTGAAGATGAACGTCACCAAAGCACTGCAAGATTGGCTCGTTGCCAATCGAGACGTGAAAGAAGATGCTTCCGAAGACGAGTTTCGGCTGGAAGCCGGAAAGGCCATGGCGGAGGGAGCGTTGACTCCCGAGCAATATGGAGAGTTGACGAAGTCCAAGGAAGCGGATGATGCAAACGAGTTCAGTGAAAAGCTGGATGCCATCAAGAATGGCATTCAGGATCTCACGAAGGTTCTGACTCAACAGAACGAGACCAAGGAAGAGGTTCCCGATCCCGAAAAGAAAACGGAAACGAAAGAGGCTTCGACGGAAAACAAGGACATCGGCAAGATGATCGGTTCGCAGGGTGGAACACCCACCGATCCGAACGATCCTCAACCGGACGTCAAGACCATGGATCAGGTGTTTTCCACCACGAAGACGGCGATGATGTATCCCACGAAGACCGGAAAGGGATCGCCTCATGCGTTGGCCGGGAGGCAGGTTGAACAGCATGGACGTTGTTTGGACGAGGCCAGCGATTTGGACAAGGCTCTCGCCGGCAGTTGGTGCAAATTCCAGTTGCTTTCCAAGACTCCGAAGCTTGCCGGAAATGGTCAGCGTGCTTGGGAGTTGATGCCTGAGATCGACAAGCAGCTGCTTCACCACCTCTGCGAGAAGGGGGAATGGGACGTCTCCGAAGACGACAAGCCTCGAATGTCGAAGGGATACAACGGAGGCACGAAGCAACTGATCGACGACGTGGCTTCCGGCGGTTTGGAGGCTGCTCCGATCGTGTTCGACGATCAGGTCATCGAGACTCCTTTGCTCTACGGTGAGTTGTATCCGAAGGTGAACGAGGTCGTTCTGTCTCGCGGTCGTCGAATCGAAGGTGTTTCCATCGGAACCGTCACGGGTGGTTGGGGTGGAATCGATGCCACTCCCATCGCCTTGTTTGCCACGGCCGGATACGTGGCGGCCTTCGACACCACCATCTTCCGTTGGGAGGGTTCCATTCAGATCGGTTTGGATTTCATCAGCGACACTCCGATCAATTTTGGAAGCACGATCACACGTCAGTACGGTGAACGTTTGCTTGAGGATCTGGACGACGTCATTGCGACGGGCAACGGCGTCAATCAGCCTCAAGGCATCATGAACGCCGCAGGCACGACGAACGTCGCGTTCGGAGGTGCCACGACTCTCGGTGCCTACGAAACCATGCTCTTCAGCGTGGCGAAGAACGAGCACAAGTCCGATGTTGCCGGTTCGGCCACCTTCTGCGGAACGGAAACCAGCTACAGCCGTGCCCGCGGGTTGAACGTCACCGCCGCCGATCAACGTCGATTGGGTGGCGGAGAAGGCAACCAAGGCGACTACAAGAGTTGGAAGTGGATGGGACGGAACTACGCGATCAACGAAAGTCTGGCCAACAACCAGATCTTCTACGCGATCATGAAGAGGTACAGGATGTATCGAAGGAAGGGATTCACGGTGCAGACGACCACCGAAGGAGCCACGTTGGTTCGTTCCAATTTGATGCTGATCGTCGTCATGGCTCGTTACGGTGGACAGTTGGAGCGTGGTGCCACCGCCGCCGTCACGGCCACCGCTCCCGTTTGACTAGGGATTTTCCCCTGATCCTCCGCTGTCGGTTTCTTGTTGGTTCTTCGCCGACAGCGGAGGTATATCAAAAACAGAGAACCGGCAATTTTCAGGGAGAAAATCAGAATGAGTACGGCAGAAAAAACCAAAAAAGCTTCTTCCGTGATGCCCTTCGTGATCGAAGCGAACACTCCGAGGAATCAGGATTTGATGATCCAGAACCTGGAGAGACTTCGACTTCGCGGAGCCGTTCACGCCACGGTGGAGGTGTTTGACAAATTGTATGCGGACGAGGATGACGATCGTGAAACGCCCACCCGTCCCACCGGAGCGAAGATAATCGAGGGTGTGCCTGAGTTGCCGGGAATGCAGTTGTACGTCAATCCCACCGAATTGAGATGGGAGATGAAAGATCCCATCTGCAAGGACGAGCGTTTGTTGGAGAAGATCGCGAACGCCATGTCCGAATTTCGCGGGTCCACGATCGTGGGCCAGAAGTTGAGGGGCATGAAGCCGAAGAGTGGAACGATCGGCAGGGACGAGATGAAAACGTTGTGTGCAGAATTGCTTTGCTTCATCGATGCCGACGAAGCGAAGGTGATCAAGGGAATGGCACCCAGCAAGGAAGACATCGACGAACTGCCGGGACGCTATCTGTTGAACTGGTCGGGTCTGGACGATTGGAAGCAGCCTCGTTACGCAGACGAATACGACGAATGGATTCGCCGAAGCCACAACATGTCTGGTGAATGACACATGCCCGCCGCCGCTCCGAACACCGCCGTTCAAGCTGCTCAAGGACGCAGAGCAGGCGCAGTTGGTGCCGAAGAAGCCAGGATCGAATGGTTCATCAAGGAGGTGGTGGACAACGTGAACTTGAAGATGAAGCAGCGTGTTTCGATCGCCACTCAGTTTCTCAAAACCAGAGTGGTGAAAAACATATCGGTCGCAGTCACGAAGGGGACGGGTCCGAGGGGAGGCAGAGTCGTGACGGGAAGAAGTGTTGCAGGTGAATATCCCCATGCAGAAACCACGCAACTCATGAAAACAATTTTCATGGAAGTGAAGGAAGTTCAGGCTGGTGTTTTCGAGGGATACGTCGGCACTCCCCTCGATTACGGATTGATTTTGGAAACGAAGATGGACAGGAGTTTTTTGGTGAGAACGTTGCGAGAAGTGTTCGGGGACATAAAGAGAATCACGACGAGTCCGATCGCATGACCGTTGCAACTGCCGATCTTCTGAAGGCCGTCAACACGATCTGGGACGCCAGTGCGTTGGATGCTGTGTTCCAGGCGTTGTGGGATGCCGGTGTCGTGGTTGCAGAGTTTCCGGTCTTGCACGACGTGTTGGCAGGGGGAGAACAGCCTTTTCCTTACTGTGTTTTTGAAGTGACGGAAGGAACGACGACTGACAGAATGTCGAAGGGAGTCAACGACGTTTGGGAAACTCGGGACGTTCCGATCAATTTTCGAGTTCATGCGAGGGACGTCGACGGGGATGCACGATCGTCGAAGGAAATCGCTGCCGATCTTGCAGAAGAAATCATGAAGGTGTTCGGTGGGCATCCCACGCAATCACCCGACACTCCGTCGTTGGACAACGGGAATTTTCTCATCGCCACCTATCAAAACGATTTTGCCGTTCGAGAAGACG